GATTACCAATATAAGGAACATTATGGTAAGAACCATATGTATATGATTGAGCTTGTAAAATATATGATTCACTACTATAGTTATATCCAAACATTCCACCGACAAAAACAGGATACGGGTATTGAATTGGTGAGAAATATGAGATAAACTTACCCATGTATCCATGCTCATAGTAGCTTTGACCAACTTTGCATACAAATACTATTCTTTGCGCATTTAAGCTTATCCAGTAGTCAATCCTATCGTAGAATAAAGGAGTGCCTATTCGCTTCATCTGCGGCTGATTGTAATATGTTTGAGAGGGCAAGTAACCTGTTGCAACCCCTACTGCCACGTTGTAATAACCGCTTGAAACGCTTTGATATGTATTAAGCCCAACCCAAACAGGATCATTGCCTGTTAATCCAGGCCCTTGCAAGAAAACATATCGGTTTGCACTCGTTCCGTCATACATCAACTGTTCCCAACCGTTAGCCACCGCAAAGTTTCTTAAAACATCTAAGAATTTGTAATGTGCAGGATCGCTTGTTGTCCCAGTCACATATCCACTCGTAAAAGGCATTACGTCAGCCTCCTTATGTTTTTTTGCATTATATTAACTATCACTCTCTCACCTTCCGCCGTGCCTAAGTAATTGCCCACGATGGAAGGATCAAGCACGTTAACTATCTTAACGCTCGTTGAAGATGTCGTGTCAGCTCCTCGTGGTAGCACTGTTTCGCCTCGCTGGAGGATGGCGGGGAACTCATCAGGGGCAAGTCCATTATGGAGGCGAGGTGCTCCAATAAACGTTCCAGCAGGCACCATCATGGGAGTGCCTGCAAGGCCTACCACCCCACCGCTGTGCATCTTAAGTCCAGGAATTGGTAGGATACCCCAAATAAACCTTTGTAGCAAAGAGCTTGCAAGTTGCTTTAATATATTGCTTAAAACCTCGCTTAGGTTCCTGCCATATACGACGGCGTCAGCAAGGCCTTCAATGAGGTTGTTGGCCCACAACTTCGACTGAATTTCAAGTTCGGATGACTTTTTGGCGGTCTCGTCAAGCTCTGATTTGTATTGCTTTATCATGTCGGTTGCGCGTTTCCACTCATCCGAGAGTGGCTCGGTAGACCCCTTTATAGCCTCGAGCTTCATTACTGCTTCCTCGAGCGGCATGTTCATATATTGCACTTGGTCTACTATTGCGTTGATAGTGTTAAGCACGCCTTGCTCGGCTATGGCCGCCTTCTCCATCTCTTCCGCCACCTGCTGTCCAGCACGTCGTGCCTCTTCTAATGCTCCGAAGTCCCACTCCATCTTCTTAAATTCTGGCATAGGTAGGGGTGCGCCTTCGTAGCGTTGCTCGTATTGGCTCATAGCGGCTAAGGCTTCTATTTGATGCGACAAATCTTCGTATGCCGACGTAGCATGCTCTCCAGCTTCGGTCATACCCTCCACAGCCAAAGCTGCCGATTGTGCGATTTCAGGTATAGGTTTTATGGCCCGTTGCACCTTTTCGCCTGCTTCTTCTACTACCTTAAGCTCTGGTTTGGGTAAAAGGTGCTCGGGGAACATGAACTCTCTCACAAATTCGCGTGCTGTCCTCCGAGCTCTTTCGGGGCTATATTTCTTCTCGATATAATCCATCATTTTGTCAACTTCATTGGCGCTTTGGCGCACAGTATCATAGAAATTTAACAAAAGTTTTGATAATCCGCTAAAGGCCCATTTGCAGAACTCATAGAAATCTCCGATTGCAGATTTTAAGCTTGCAAAAACTGCCTCTACTTGAGGCCCCCATTCTTCAATGAATCCAGCTACATCTTCAAGAACGGTTAAAAGTCCATGACCAAGAGTCTCCATAAAAGGCACTAAATATTTTCTTCGTATTAACTCCCATCGTTCGCCAAGTTGCTTGTCATATGTTTGAGATGCTTTATTTACAACACCTTCAGATTCTTCGATTGTATTTATGAGCGACTTTATGCCTTCTTCGCCATTTTGGAGGCCTCGCACCATATCTTGACCAGCGCGCATACCAAGTATCCTTAGAGCTGCGTCTGTTTCTTTCGCCGACAAACTACCTTCGCTGAGACGTTTTATTAACATTGGAAAAGCATCTTCTGCAACTCTGATTGATCCATCCCTGAGCTCTTGAAAGCCTATGCCAAGTACTCGTAATGCATCTGCTTGTTCTTTTGTGGGATTCTCCAACGCTTGCATCGCATACCGCAAGCCTTGAACGGCAGCGTCTGCGCCTACGCCACGTGCTTCGAGATGGCCTAATAATGCTATGCCTTCTTCAAGCGGAATGTTCAACGCAGCCATCGCTGGAGCTGATTCTGCAAGCGCACGTTGGAGCGACGGCAAGCTTGCTCCTGTTTTTTGCGACACAGCAAGCAAGCTATCCATTAGCGGCACAGCGTCATTGAGGCTTCTGTTAAACGCAAGCAATACGTTGGTAACGTCGTCAATTGCTTGAGTAGTGTCTTGCCCAGTTACCTTTGCGAAATCAAGAAATGACTGTGTATGCTTCTCGAGGTCGTCTCCGAGGTCACCATAACGTTGCTGCATCCTCGTAATGGCTGCGCCAAGCTCTGCATACGAATCTGTGTTTTGACGGTAAAGCTTTTGTATGACTCTCTGTGCTTTCTCTGCTTCTGCTGCGGATGCACCAGTAGCTACCTGAAATTGCTTAACAGCATCGTCTAATTCGCGCACGTTTTGGAGGCCTGTTTTGGCCATTTTGTAGAGTGCAGCGCCAGCGGCCACAGCGGCACCTGCAAGACCAACCTTTAACATAGTTGACATCCCTTTAACTTGCGTTTGTGCCGCCGTAATCCCTTGATTGAATTTTCTTGCATCTAATTCAAGCGTGCTGTATAGCTCCCCAACCTTGAGCGCCACTGCTACACCCCCCACATGCGCTTCATTGCTCGTTCTGCCGCTTCGTGGTCTTCAATTATACCTTCGCTTGGTCGTTTCGCTTGGCTTAGCACGTTTATGAGCGTGCTATTCATTCCAAGTCCGCCAAGCAATGTTAGAAACCGTCGCCATGATAGAACGTTTAATTCTTCAACCAAATTTATGCCATATTCTCGTTGGAAGTCAGCTTCGATGAGCCCCCACTTTTCGATGATGTCGATTTGCTCTTGCTCGTTTTTTTTTGGTCATCGCTTGCCTCGTCGCTCATCTCGACTCCCCGATATAAGCTCCATATCCACTCGAAGATATGCTCGAACTCCTGAATAGTCACACCATCGGACATCATTTGCTCGAATTGTTCTTTGCCGAGCACATCGATGCCCATTTGCTCAAGTTCAAGCTCCGACAGTGCGCCATCCATGCCCTTGTTACGTCGGATCTTGTCAAGTCGAACGACAGCGCCAAGCGAAGGCGAAGGAGGGACGGCATATTCACGTCCCTTCACCTTGAACGTGATATTTTCTCGATTTGCTTCAGCGAAGAAAGCGTCGAAGTCTCGATATTTATTACCCATGCTTAATTCTCCTCATTAGCTTACAGTTACTTTGCCATTGACCGTTATAGTCGCACCCCAACTTGTAACATCATTTTTGCCGCCACCTACTTCTGCAGGTTCAACGCTGCCACTAAACGTATATACAGTCCCACCAGGTGAAGTGAGTTTGAAGTTGCCTATTGCTTCTTCTCCTATTTTTGTAGCCAGCTCATCAACTATGGCTTGTCCAGGATCACGCTCTCCTGTATCTTGATCCTCAAGAAAGAATCCGCTCAATGTGAGAGTATACGCACGTTCAGTGACAAGATGCTCAGCAAATCCTCCGCTATCAAAATCCCCTGTGTCGGTATCATTTTTAGTGCCACCAAAGCCGAAAGTGTTAATCCCACCAACTGGCACAAAGGTGCCAGTCGTAGTGCCTTCAACCTCAAGCGTCCAATCTCTTGCTAAAACCTTAGCCAAAGCCATTTATATCACCCCTTTTGTCATTCTCTATGCGTTGAAGGTCTCTTGATCTCCAACGCAAAGTTTAATGTGTACATATGCCGTCCATTTTCGTCTTGTCCTATGTAGACGGGTTCGCTTTGTATCCCCTCGCATTTTACCACCCAATATCCTCCAGCAACAAAAGTTCCACTTCCAAAGCCATGTAGCGCATCATATATAGCAAGTGCCTTCTCGTATCCCGTGCGAGGATCAACCGTCCCCCTTACTAATATTTGAATCGTTGGTAGGTCGTAATCGTGCTTTATAGATGTGTTGTATCCTCCCGAAGGATTAACAGCAATGGCGAATGAAGGTTCAGCTGGTAGTCTTCCCATGAAGATATTGTTTGCGCCTCCAGTTTCGCTGTAACTTACAATTCCCCTTTCTGCTAGATATTTCATTACATCAGTAACTACGCTCATCTGTGAGCATCCTCCAAGTGTTTCCTGATGTACTCTACGACTCTGTCGGTTTGCTCTTTAACTGTCATTTCAAGCCACTTCCAGCGTGCTTTCGGATCAGTATATTTCAATCCTGGCTCTTCATGCATCCTTATTGCATACGGTGTATCGTAATAAACAGACCCCTGAAGCGATGACTCGTCAACGTCGGTGCTCCCTGATCGTTCCAGCGTTCCTTCACGGTACGGATTGGTCTTATTCGCTTCGGTTAAAAGATGTTCGACGGAATCACGCAACGCTTTAATTTGAGCTTGGTTAATCTTCTTTTTTACGTCATCGCCATACCAGCGCATGAACACGCTCATTTTAACGTCACTTCTGTGTGATGTGGTTTTGCATGAGCTAAAGGATTGTCGAACCGTGCAGAGGTGATAACTTCGTAGTCTTCGCCTTCAAAAGTAACAATGCTTTTAGGAGGTGGCTCGTAGCTTGGCGGCATAAATGCACGTGCGCTTGATACGATTTCTTGGCCAGTAG